TATCTGCGGTGTGCCTGATCTTTGCCTTTATGGGCATGATGGTTCTATGCAACTTTGCTTGACCGACAAGAAGAATGAAACTTCTAATTCATATTCTATTGAAGTTGGAGAGACTGATGAAGAGTTTTGCTATTGCTTCAAGATGGAGAATCTCAAACTCTACAATCAGGGTTATGATGTCACTATCAGCAAGCACAATGTTGCACGATTTGAAGCAGACAATGTAAAATATCTAATTGCTCTAGAACCTAATGGATAAGAAAGATTATGATGGTCCCCTCTACGCTCCCTGGTCTGCTGTAGTAGCGGGCAAGAAAAAATTCCAAGACTGGTTGAAGAAACAAAACGACAAAAAGTAATGAATGATTTCCTTTGGGTGGAGAAGTATCG